GTTATTACAACAAGCGCAAGAATGATAATAACCAAAAAGGTGGGAGTATGAGTGACTGGGACGAATTACTTTGAGTATTTATCACAAGTGCATGAAATAGACGAACGTTGCGAAATTCACGGTACTCGATTAAAAGTTTTTAAAGACTTTGAACCGTTTTGTCTAGCTTGTAGGGAAGAACGTATCAGGGAAGAAGAACAAAAGAGATTCGAACAAGCTTTTGACAGGAAGAAGCGACGGACTACACAAGAGGTTCTTTTAAAAGACAGTGTTTATACTGATTCAACACTGCAATCCGCTTGCTTTGAAAATTACCATGCGAAACCAGGTACTGAAGCAGAACAGGCCAAAGAATTTGCTATAAATCAAGCGAGGGAGTATTACCGATTACGTTTAGAAAATAATAAATCAATTGAGCAAGAACAAGAAGAAGAGCAACAGCCAGCATTTACTACGGTCTTTAGTGGACCAGTTGGCGTTGGAAAAAGTCATTTAGCAATGAGTATTTTAAAAAAATTGAATGAATATAACGATTTGAGTTACTCGTGTTTATTTTTCAGTCTGGATCAATTATTGCGACGTATTCGAAATAGTTATGACGATGAAAGTGAGTATCTAACTGAAGCACGAGCGGTACAACTGGCGCTAGACGCTGATTATTTTGTACTTGATGATTTAGGAGCAGAGGTAGGAAGCATTGAAACGAATAAGCGAGCTACTGACTTTATGATTCGCGTATTAAATGCAATCGTTGATGGTCGCCAAGGAAAAGGATTGATTATTACAACGAATCTAACAAACTTACAGATTCAAGCAATTTATGGGCATCGGATTTACAGTCGTTTATTTGCAAACTCAAAAAATCATTTGTTTATTTTCAATGACGAACGACAAACACCAGACTATCGATTAATGGGCGGTGAAAAAAATGTGTAAGTGGTGTAATGACAAACGAGTGGTACAAGAATTTGATTCACTTTTTGGCATTTTAAAGGTTAAACCTTGTCCTGTTTGTAATCAAATAGTCAATAATTACGAAGCTCAAAAGGACGGTGACCTATTAAATGACAGACAATTTTTGGATGCTCCAGGGAAATCAATTGAAAAAATGGCGAGATAGAAGAAATCTAACACAAAAACAATTAGCCATGAAAATAGGTTGTCAACGTATGACGATTAGCAGGATAGAACAAGAAAAGCAAAAACCATCGTTAGAATTAGCCTATTCTTTAGCAAATGCTTTAGATTTAAAGATAGAAGACCTCTTTTTATTTGAAAACAAGGAGCGTGAAAATGTGTGATCACTGAAAATTATATTCATTCAGAAGGAAGAAGATTCGATGTACCGATTAAAAGAAAACGGACAAAAAGTAATGTAAAAGTTGGCGGCATTTATTGGTGTTCTGTAAAACCGTTTCAAGGTAAGATACGTGCGGAATGTTTAACGATTTACGATAATTCGGCATTAGTAAAAATTATCGTATGTGAAAAAGAAGCCGATGAAGCGTTACAAGTTCAATTAAATCACCTAACTGTGGTTAGCTTAAAAAATATGAAAGGCGTGTAACAAATGAGTAAGCAAAAGAGAAAGTCGTTAGCTTCTGATCACCCTTATAAGCGCATCAAAGAGGTTGCAAGACGTTATGGGTATAAATGTATTAGTAACGTAAAAAAATGGGACTGTGGCCGTTTTGAGGCGTTTGACTGGC